ATTAACCTATTCTAAAACTGCAGAAGAAAAAAAGATAATTAATATTCCTAAAGTTGAGCATATTAAAAATCTACAATTATTATGCGATCATGTATTGCAGCCAATAAGAGATGCATTTCAAATGCCAATTAAAATTACTTCTGGTTATAGATCACCTGAGCTATGCCTAGCTGTTGGTTCAACTATTAAGTCTCAACATACAGAAGGTAAAGCAGCAGACTTTGAAATAGAAGGTATTCCAAATTTACAATTAGCTAACTGGATCTATAAAACATTAGAATTTGATCAGTTAATACTTGAGTTCTGGAACCCTGCTGAAGATAACTCAGGGTGGGTTCATTGTTCTTACAATGTTAATAATAATAGAAGAGAATATTTGAAAGCAATGCGAATAGATGGTAAGACTGTTTATTCAACAATGGAGATTGTATAATGTTACCTGCTTTACAAATCGTTGCGCCACTTGCTAAGATGCTTTTTTCAACTATTGATAAAGCAATACCTGATAAAGATCTTGCTGAAAAATTAAAGTTTCAATTAAATCAACAATTACTTAAATCATCTACAGAAGAATTAAAAGCAGCTGCATCTATTGTAGAAGCTGAAGCTAAATCTAATTGGTTTGTTTCATCCTGGAGACCCCTGCTGATGTATGTTCTTATATTTATTCTTGTATGGAATTATATATTGGGACCCATAATAAAAATAGTTCTTGGATCTGTAATAACATTTGAACTTCCAGGAGATGTCTGGACATTGTTACAAATAGGTTTGGGTGGTTATGTTGTTGGCAGATCAGGAGAAAGTATTGCAAGAACACTAGCTAATAAATCTGCAATTAATAAAGATGAGTAATCAAATACAAACAGCATTTGCAATGAAGTATAAAAAGAAAGCAATCAACAAAGACTATAATGGCAAGAAAAAATCTAGAAAACAAACATATAAGAAAACCACCTAAGAAAAGAAAAGGTAGGCATACCAAAAGAGTTAATAAGCATAAGACTTATAAACCCTACGTGGGACAAGGTAGAGTATAATTATTATGTACTGTATATTTAAAACAATGTATGGTTGCCTGTTATTAAATAAATGTAAGTGTTATGAGAAAAGAACATAAGAATCCAAAAGGTGGATTAACAGCCGCAGGTAGAGCTTACTTTAAAAGAACAGAAGGATCTAACCTTAAAGCTCCAGTTAAAGGTGGTTTAAACCCTCGTAGGATCTCTTTTGCCGCACGATTTGGCGGTATGGCTGGACCCATGAAGGATAGCAAAAATAGACCCACTAGACTGGCTTTAGCGCTAAAAGCATGGGGGTTTAGAAATAAAGAATCTGCCAGAGCTTTCGCTGCGAGACATAAGAAGTCGTGAGAAAAAAAAAGAACTCAGTATTTCGTTGTGGTTTCTGCTTTATTTGCAACAAAGAATTGTTGTCAAATATGGGTGGTTGGGTTATTAATGCAGAAGGTTTGCGATTTTGTCATGCAGGAGATGGTGATTGCTTTGATAGATACCACCAGGATAACCTAAGACGAAGAGCTGCCGAACAAAGAAAAGAAGAAAGATATTATGCCACTAAATGAAAAAGGTAAAAAGATTATGGCTGCCATGAAAAAACAATATGGAGCTAAAGCTAAAGAAGTTTTTTATGCATCAGAAAATAAAGGAACTATCACTGGTGTTAAGAAAAAGAAAAAGACTATACTATAATGGAAAACAAAGGTTTATATTATAACATAAATAAACGCAGGAAAGCAGGAATATCTAGATCAAAAAAAGATTCAACGATATCTCCTGAAGCATATAGAAATATGAAAGCTGGTTTTCCTAAAAAGAAAAAAACTATTTTATAGTTCTTTATTTAGTTCCTCGTAAATATTCCAGATTTCATTCTGTGGTTTCCAATAACCTATCTTTAAATTTTTCTGGTTATGGTGATACATAATCGTTGTATGATTTCTCTTGCCAAGAACATTGCCAACGATTGTATAATTCATGCTAGCTCTCTCAAGCATTATATTAATAGCTATAGTTCTTGCATATACAAATTTCTGTAATCTACTTGGAGACTTAATCTCGTCTAATGACACATCAAATCTTTTACAAACTTTTTCCAGGATATGATTAACCTCAGGAAATATACTAACTATATTATTTTTTTTAGTTGGTTCTTTAATTGCATATAATTTCTTTTTAGAAATAACAGCATAATATTTAGCTTTATATTTAGAGACTTCTCTATGCATAAAATCCCAAACAAGTCTGGACCCAGTAATAAAACCTTCTCTGTATTCTTTATTGTTAATTGTTTTGGTTCTTCCTTTAATGGAAGTTTTTAATCTTATAATAGCTGCTTTAGTAAATTCACTCATTGATATCTCCTTGATCAAATTGAAATAAAAAATTAGCAACATCATAAACTAATGATCCTGCTGCTATTAGTATAAGAATCTGCATTAATGTAACTATGTATGTAAGCATATTATCTCCTGTTGTTAAAATATATTAATACTAAAATTAAAATTAAAATTAATTCATACCAAAATAAATTTTGAAATGTTTCAATCATTAATGCCTATCCATTCATTATCGCACTTAATACATCTAAAAGTTGGATTGGGATCTGCCTGGATATCCTGAGTTGTAATGTTTGGAGTATACCATTCCTGAGTTAGCTCGCTTTGTAAATAAGCAAGATTTCTTTGGATTGCTAAGTATTGTACTCTAGCGCTATTACAGTCTGGACATCTAATTATTTTCATTGAGTTACCTCTTTCTGTTTTAGTTCATCATCATCAGCTTTAAATAACATCTCAACATATTGAGTGTAGTAAAAGTCTGATAATTTTGGATCTTGTTCATCTAATGATTTTTGTAAGAATGATTGAGCAAGTACGTATTTATCTTTAATAAGTTTATTCATAGTGATGCTACCTCCATTTCATATTGATCTTCGTTAATCTTAAAATCTAAAAGACTTCTTCTATCTAATTCTTGTTTGATTGCTTTAAGATTAAGAAGAGCTGTTAAAGTTCTAACAGGCATGCTGTTATAATAATCATATTTATTTAATAGAATTTCATCTGATGATCTTCTAATTAAATCTAATTGAGTTTTACTAATGATCATGCCACCTCCGAATAGTGAAAATCTTTTGAAGGGAAAACTGGTTCTGCTTTTGGGAACACAGCTAAAAGATTTTTTAATGCTTCTTCTTTAGTTGCTCCAGTTCTGCTTACTTGCACCTTTACAGAATAACCTGCTTCTATAGCTCCAGTGCATTTAAACTTTTCAGTATTGTTCATGCTGCCTCCTGTTGTTGGTTAGTTTGTTTGTCATACCTAATATATGACAGTGTCTAGCCAAAATGTCTAGATATATACACAAAGAAATAATGTAGATAAATCAATAACTTATTCTGAATCTTTTATTTTAATTAAAGTTCTTACAACTTTTATATTATCAACTTTATAAACTGCTTTATTTGTTGGTGATGAATTTTTAGCATCTTCTAAAGTTTCAAATTCTTCTTCAATGCGAAACATACACTCGCCATAAATAATTTTTTTATACTTATCCATTGTCTTGCATAAGCGCGTGAAGTTTTTGTTTTAACTTCCTATATCTCTCAATCGCAATCTCTAAATAGTTTATTAAATCTATTGCTTCTTCTTGCGCTTCAAGTAACCATTGATCTACATCTTTTGGATTGTCGTGCATCGTAACTCCAAATCTTTTCATTCCAATAATTGATCTTGAAATAATTTTATCCAAAACTTTTTGTGTAATTGGATCTTTGGTTATATCTGATAAACTTATTTTATCAGTGTCATGCTCTTGCATTTGCCTATTTTCGTTGTAATCCATCCTCTATCCTTTAATTGGTGAACATAATTATATACAGAATTTTTAGATTTAAGGTTCACCCCTCGCATGATTTTTTCATACGAGGGAGCTTCCTTATTTTTCTGAATATAGCTCTTCACAAAATCAAAAATCTTTTTTTGTTTTTTGGTTAAGCTATATTTCATCTTTATCTCCTGTAGGTTTGCTTTTGGTAACCACCTGCAGGTTTAGCTGCGGCAGCTCCATCTTTAGCTGGTTTAACAGAATAGATAGACAAGAACTCAGTGCCTTCAGGCATAGACTTTCCTGCGCCAACTATTTTTTTATAACCACCTATATACAACTTTGATGATGCACCAGCATCAGCAACTAATCTGTAACCAGATAAAATTGCAGTACCTGTGAAATCAAAGTCTGTTTCTTTTTCTTTAGTAGAAGGATCTGTAAAGAATATCCCTCCACTGTTTTTAGCATCAGCCATTAAAACCTCCTATTTTGGTTTGGTTGATTATGTTGTTTCTTGCAGAGCTTTGTGTAAACTTTGAAACTGGTTCTGGTTTTAGATTGTGAAGTTCACTCTCTTCATCATCACCTATTTCAAGCATAAAAGTTTTTAGCAAAGCATACTTAGTTGCATAACTAATTGCTTTACCTATTCCTTTATCTGATGGATCAACTCCATATCCAACAAATCCCTGCGCTATGTAACAATCTTCTGGATTATCTATATTCATAAATTTCATGTCTATAGACACCATTGTAAAGTTACCTTCTCTTGTATGATTAGAGACAGAAGGAATAGCAATTATTCCCTGCTTAATCATCTCAGCTTTAATAGTGTTATTTACTTCATTGTGTGTTACAATTTTGTAAGGAACACCACCGCGAGCTGTTTCTTTTGTTACAGACTTAGCATTCTTCATTACGTTATACATGCGTACAGCTAATGAAGATTTTTTATCTACGTCTTTAAACATTTCTTTATTTGTCATTTTATTACCTTTATTGTTAATGCCTGGAGAATGGCTTGCACACTCTCCAGGTTATTTAAAATCAGACATAAAAGGGAGAACAAAATAAAACCAACTATAGTGTTAATTTTTATTTTATTAACGAACTGTCTGCTTTTAAATTTCTTAATTTCACACGTTGGATTAACAACGATCATTTCAATAGTTCTTTTCATTTAGTAAAACCCCATAATTGCATTGCTTTATTTTTATATTGAGATCCAATGTTCCAGGCATAAGGATGATCAAAGTCTGGGTCCAGATCTGTAAAGTAACTATGCTCACCATTGTGTCTAGCCATTAATCTTTCTCTTCTGTAAGCAACGATTTGCGCTTGTGTAATATAATTATTTAATTTTTCTGGTTGCAGCTCTTCACAATTTTCTGGAGTAAATATTTTATAATCTTCTTTTGTGATGTATAACAAATGAGGTTTTTTTTTCGTTGCTAGCCAGTAGATGGCAACTTGTAATAAGTGAGCAGGATCAGGATTGTCATTTATTTTAACATTATAAAAAGAAGTTGTTCCATCTTTTTTAGGTTTAGGAGCTTTCCTTCCCCATTTCGTCTTAAGCTCAATGAATGAATTATCATCTTCAAAATCTATTCTGCCGATAACTGGCAGTACACAATTTTTTAATTTTACAGCAATAGTTCTTTCACAATGAACTGGTTTTTTTAAACCTATTTCATTAAATGCTTTAAAAAATGTTTTAATTGTTTCAATTAAATTTTCTTTATTGTTTTGAAATTGTTGACGATCTAAATCATCTACAGGTTTATATTCCATGTAGTATGATATTGCTTGTTCATATATTTTATCAAATACAACATCATCAATTTTCGGATAAGGTTTATGAATAACATGTTTATCTCCTACCCACTCAACATCTCCATGTAATAATATTCCTGCTTTACCTACTGCATTACCTGCTTGCATTTTAGAATTTATTTCAAAATCTCTGCGATCTCTTTCATCACAAAATAAATATTTAAAACTCCATACCCCATCTTTTTGATTTAGTTGTGATGGCGACATATGATCTATGTTATATTTTTGGGACCAGATCGGTAATAGTTCTTTATTTTTTTTAGCAGCAAAATAATCAGATAAAACTTTATCTGGTAAATAGTTTGATAATGTTTCCATATCGTTCAATACAGCTTATGAATTAATATAGAACAAATAACAATAGAATAGTTATTGACATTGTTCATAAGTTATTCAGTTGAATATATAGTTTTTTTGGCTATATGTATACAGCTATGAAGTTATTAGATTTTAAAAACAAAAATAACCTTAGTTATAGTGGATTAGCAAAGCTATTAGAAATCAAAGGCAATAATCCAACAGCCACAGTTCGTAAATGGTGTTTAGGTGAGAGAATACCACGCAGCTCAAATATTATTAATATACAAAACAAAACAGGTAATAAAGTTAAACCGCAGGATTTTTATGGGTAAGCGAAAAGAGAAATCTAAAAAATATAAAAATTCTACAATAGATTTTACGCATTACATAGTTACCTGGAAAGACATTGTTTCAGACAGCTCCTGGCAGACTATTGACGATGCCACTAATCAAAAAACAGCTGTAGTTAAAAGTCTTTGTCATATTTTAAAGAAAACTAAAACAGACACAATAACATTTGCTGATTACAGTGTTGATAATGATGATGAGAATAATGTTGAGATTGCTAATACTAATATTATTCCAAACTCAGTAATTATCAGTGTTGAAAAGGTTAAATGAAAATTATTTTAACAATTATAATGATGAATGGTTACATACACAATTATGAATACAAAGTGCATAAATATGATCCTCATTTTTGTGATTACGCATTTAAAAAATTAACATACTCAGGAAAAGTAAAAGGCAAAAAACATACCCAGATGGGTACATTTTATAAAAGCAAAGAAGTTTTTGCCTATACTTGCAGCATAGCATAATGGAACGTGGACCCAATGATCTAGAAGCAATTATACTAAAGCAAAGTAGTTGTATTGAAAGACAGCGATTAGTGATTGATGAATTAGAAAAAAGGGTAACGATTTTAACAGAAGAACTGAATGCAAATCAACTAGAAATTAGCAAATTAATAAAAAATAAATAATGGCAAGAGATAATTACTATAATGAAGGCGATAAATATTCAAATTGGCATCGTTATGCTGATGATAATTTAGGTATGATTGATTTAGATCAGGTTGAAATATGCAGGAAGTGTTATGAACCTTTATTTCTTGCCGAGACTTGTTACGATAAAAACCAAGCATACAAAACTTCTACTACAACACGCAGGTTAGCTGAGAGAGCTAAGTTGGATGCTTATCTGGTATTTTATCAATACGATGAAATTAAGGGTGTTATGAGTGGTTTTAGGGTACAGAAAATAGCACCATTCAAATCTCAGATGTTCCAATTAACACTTGATGATTGGATCAAGACAATGACTGAATACCATGTTAATCACAAGAAGTTCTGTATTAAGGAAACAGGTTAGTCTACAAATGAGCTTGTATCACAAATTAGATCCAGTGATTATGAGGCATGATAAGTTATCCCCACAATCTAAGCTAGTTTATTATGCGCTAGTTACTTTCTGGAATGAAAAGACGAAAAAATGCTTCCCTAAGATGAAAACTATTAGTTCATTAACAGGTTTATCGTATTCTAGTGTTAGGCGATCTATTGCGGAGCTTGCTAGACTAAAGGTTATAATTGTGCATAGACTTAGATCAACGCAATCGTATACTTTACCGCTTCAAAACAAGATATGCCTCACAGAACACTCAGATGTGCCTCACAGGCATAATAATAAACTAGATATATATAACTATAATAGGAATTATAAAAATTTTAGTAAAAACCCAATACAGTTAAACCTTAGATCCCCCATCCATTTGGATGACAAATACTCAGTTAGATTTAAAGCCATTGGAATTGAAGGTGAATTTGTATGCGTTGAAGAAAAGGTTAGTGGCAAAAGATTTAAGATTCATCGCTTTAAAAAACAAGAACCAATACCTGATTAGTGTTTATAACTTATGTGTTGCAATAGGTTGTATATTCGCTTAGATAAACCACAAGATATGGTTGGAAAACCTTTACACAAGATACAGTGCGATAGCATGACGAGAGGTAGCAAATACACTGTACGTTGCAAGGCAAAGGGTTATCTAATGAAATCTGGTTTTTATAGATGTAAAAATCATGGAGGAATGAGTGATTGGAATGCTAAGACGATTGAAGGTAAACTCAAAGCATTACGTAACTTAAAGTTTTTAAAACATTTAACTGAAGATGAACTCAGAGCAAAATACATTAAGCAGCGAGATCCAGGAGAAGAAATCTCAACAGTTAATAACACTTGATAAAATCTCTACTGAGCTAGAGAAGGGAATACCTTTAACAAAAATTTGCAAAGATAAATCAATGCCAAGTTTGTCTACTGTTTACAAGTGGATGCGCGAGGATGATAAGATTTATAACACTGTAATGAAAGCGCGAAGGATTGGAGCGTTTACATTGCTTGATGAGATTAACGAAGAATTAGCTAATCCTAAAAGTAATCAGGAGATGATGTATTGGCGAGAGAAGTTAACTCACGTACGTTGGATGGTTAGTAAATTGATATCGGATATCTTTGGTGAGAAGTCTAAGCAAGAGATTAAACAGGATAACACAATCACTATTCGTTGGGGTGGACAGGTAAAGAAAACAATTAATGTTGATGCTCAAGATGTTGAATAGTTGGTTAATGTATACATTGACACACAGTCTTGCGCGCGCGTTATGGAGTTCAGTTCCGATAACGTTTAATTATCGGAAATGCAGCATAGGTTGTATTAATAGGATTTTGGCGAACAAACCAAGAACATTTGAGGGGGTATACCCGAGCCGCCAGGCGCCAAAATTATTTATATCTATATTGGGAATTTCACACACACAGCCACACGCTCATTATGCCTAAAGATGAAGATGCATTAATTACCGCATTGTTATTTGTAAATGAAGATACCAATTCTTTGGTTATCCATTTTAATGGTTTTGAAGATAACGAACACATGGATAAATTCGCAAATAAGATTTTAAAAAAGATTGGAATTGATTATCATAAAATAGATGATATTTCTGACATGCCAAAGATACACTAATGATTGTTGATATACCTTACGATCCTAGACCCCAGCAAGAAGAGCTACATGAGAAGTTAAGGCAGCATAGATTTTCTGTTCTTGCTTGTCATAGAAGGTTCGGCAAGTCGGTGATGTTAATTAATCATTTGCTTATTGAGGCAATGCTAAACACAAAAAAGAATCCTAGATATGCCTATATCGCTCCAACATATCGCCAGGCGAAAAACATTGCTTGGGATTATTTAAAACAATACGCAGGAGTAATACCAGGAGCTAAATTTCACGAAACAGAATTACGTTGCGATCTACCCAATGGCGCCAGAATAACCCTTCTATCTTCTGAAACACCTGATAGCATTAGGGGTATATTTTTAGATGGAGCTTGTTGCGATGAGATGGCGCAAATAGATCCAACACTTTGGAACGAAGTTTTAAGACCCTGCCTATCCGACAGAAAAGGATGGTGCGTTTTTATTGGAACACCTGCTGGAATGTCAAACCAGTTTTATGAATTATATCAATATGCATTAACCCATGACGATTGGTTTGCTTATACAGCTCCTGCATCCAAAACAAAGATAGTTGATGAAGCAGAATTAAAAGCTGCAAGGGAGCAGATGGGTGAAGAAAAATATCAACAAGAATTTGAATGCTCCTGGATAGCAAATATATCAGGATCTATTTTCGGATCTATTATTAAAGATTTGGAAGATAAAAAACAATTAACTAGAGTTCCTTACAATCCTGCGTTTCCAGTTAATACCGCATGGGATATTGGAGTTGGAGATTCTACAGCTATAATATTTTATCAACAAGTTGGCGCTGCAATCCATATAATAGATTACTATGAAAATAACAAAGAAGGTTTACCGCATTATTGCGATATTGTTAGCAAGAAAGATTACTTTTATAAAACGCATTATGCTCCGCATGATATAGAAGTTACTGAATTTTCCTCTGGCAAGACTAGAAGAGATGTTGCTTACCAGCTAGGTATTAATTTTAAAATTTTGCCGAAACTACCGCTGGAAGATGGGATCCACTCAGCTAAAATGATCTTACCTAGATGCTGGATTGATATGGATAATTGTAAACATTTAGTTGATGCATTAAGACACTATCATAGAAAATATAACGAAAAGATGAAGATATTTCATAGTAAGCCAGTTCATGCCTGGTCATCTCATGCCGCAGATGCTTTTAGATATTTAGCATTATCGGTAAATGATGTACTAACTAAAAACACATCTATGCCTAGAGCTACAGATTCTGAGTATAAGATCTTTTCTAAATAAGTATTTACCAATGACAAATAATATAATATGGGTTTAGCATGTTACAAAACTTAACAAAATTTTTAGGAGAATAGTCATGGGATTTTTAATGCCTAAAGCTCCTGCACCACCACCACCTCCGCCGCCGCCAACGCCGCCGCCTGCTTTTGATGATGAAGAAAGAAAAGCAAAAGTTGCAGCAGAGCAAGCTGAGATAAAACGTAAACGTAAAGGTAGATCATCTACAATCTTAACTGGTCCAGAAGGATTAACAGAAGCAGAAACTTTACAGAAAAAAACTTTATTAGGAGAATAATATGGGTGGAGTTATGGCACCATTAAAAGGAATGATACGAGGAGCAACATCAGGAATGAAAGAAGGTGCAGCAGAATATAAAAAAAGTTTAGAAAAACCTTCTGAAGAAACAAAAACAGAAACTGTAGAAGGTTCAGAAAGCAAAAGATTAATCAAAGCAAAAAAAAGAGGAAGAGCATCAACTGTGCTTAGTTCATCATCTGGAATAACAGATGAAGCTATTACTTCAAAAAAAACATTATTAGGAAGTTAATATGGGTGGTGGATCAGGAGGAGTTTTTGGAAAAGGAATACAAATGCTTGTCGGAGCTGGAGCTGTTAAACCAGTTGCGCCACAAGTTGAAGCTCCAAAACCACAACCATTAGCTTCACCAACAGCTGCAGAAGTTGATCAAGGAGAAGCAACAAGATTAATTAAAGCAAAAAGAAGAGGTAGATCTATGACTATACTTACGTCTCCATCTGGTGTAAGTGATCAGACTACTCTTTCAACTAAAACTTTATTAGGCGCATAATATGGCAATTAACCCAAAAGCAAAACTGGTATTAGATAGATACCAAAGTTTAAACACTCAACGTCAAACTTGGGAAGAACATTGGCAAGAAGTTGCGGATTATATGATGCCGCGAAAAGCAGACATTACAAAAAAAAGATCTAAGGGAGACAAAAGACACGAACTAATTTTTGATGGTACAGCAATTCATGCATTAGAATTATTGTCAGCATCATTACATGGAATGCTAACTAATATTGCAACACCATTTTTTTATTTAAAATATAGAAATAATCAACTTGATAAAGATGATGAAGCAAAAGAATGGTTAGAATCTTGTACAGATGTTATGTACAAAGTTTTTGCATCATCAAATTTTCAACAAGAAATATTTGAATTATACCACGATTTAATTTCTTTTGGTACAGCAGCCATGTTAATTGAAGAAGATATTAATGATGATCTAAGATTTAGAACTATTTATATTGCAGAAATTTTTATTACCGAAGATGAAAGAGGCATGGTGGATAGTATGCTTAGAAAATTCTATCTACCTGCCAGAACAGTAATGTTAAAATTCGGTGAAGCAAACTTACCAAAAAATTTAAAAGACAAAGCTAAATCATATCCACATGAAGAAGTTCCAATATTACATTTAGTAATGCCAAATGAAGAATTTGGAATTGCAAAAGGAAATAAAGGTAAACTTTACTATTCAGTTTATGTAGATCCAGATAGTGGAGCAATTTTAAAAGAAGGCGGTTACGAAGAGTTTCCTTATGTAGTGCCACGTTATTTAAAAGCATCTAATGAAATTTATGGAAGATCGCCTGCGATGAATGCTTTAGCAGATGTTAAGATGTTAAATACAATGTCTAAAACAACAATTAGAGCTGCGCAAAAACAAATAGATCCTCCACTGCTTGTACCTGATGATGGTTTTCTTTTACCGATAAGAACCATACCTGGAGGATTGAATTACTACAGAGCTGGAACTAGAGATAAAATTGAACCAATGAATATTGCTGCAAACAATCCATTGGGTTTAAATATGGAAGAACAAAGACGTAAAGCAATTAGAGAAAATTTTTTCGTTGATCAATTAATGATGCAATCTGGTCCACAAATGACTGCAACAGAAGTATTACAACGAACAGAAGAAAAAATGAGATTATTGGGTCCAGTGCTTGGCAGATTACAATCTGAATTATTACAACCATTAATCACTAGAGCTTTTAATATTTTATTAAGAAATAAAAAATTCCCAGAACCACCTGAATTTTTAGGAGATCAAGATATTGAAATAGAATATGTATCTCCATTAGCTAAAGCTCAAAAGACTTCAGAGTTATCCTCAATTATGAGAGGGGTAGAAATATTTGGTTCTTTACAAAACATTGCTCCTGTGTTTGATCACATAGATGTAAATGGTTTAGTAAAATATATACAAGATATTTTAGGTATACCAGCTAAGGTTATGAAATCAGATGTTGAAGTACAACAAATTCGCTTGCAAAGAGAACAGATGCAACAACAGCAATTAGAGATGCAACAACAAATGCAAGTTGCTGAAGCTGCTGGAAAAGCTGCACCTGCACTAAAAGCGATAAATGAACAATAGAGATATAAAAAATTTAAACACAAATTATAAGATTTGTTTTGGATCTGAGAACGGAGAAAAGGTTCTTGAAGATCTAGAGCGAAGATGTAATGCTAACGTAACTACCTTTGTTAAAGGAGATAGTTATGAGAGCGCATATTTAGAGGGACAAAGATCTGTCTATCTATTTATTAAATCAATGATCAACAAAAAAAATGGAGGAAATAATGAGTGATCAACAGGGAATGGTGGAACAAGCAGTTCAACCATCTGGAAGTCCAGCGACTTCTCCAGTAAATAATAATGTTACAAGTGTAGTTGAACAAGCTGCTGCAGACTGGAAAGCTAGTCTAGCAGAAGATATCAGAGCAGATAAATCTTTAGCTCCTATTAAAGATATTAATAGTTTAGCTAAAAGTTATATTCATGCACAAAAATTAGTTGGTGTAGAAAAAATACCACTACCTAATAAACATGCAACTGAGGAAGATTGGAATGTAGTCTATGATAAGTTAGGCAGACCCAAATCTCCTGAAGAATATAAATATAATATATCTGAAGATACAAACATTGATGAAGGCGCTTTAAAAGTATTTTCTGAGCAAGCTCATAAATTAGGTTTATTACCACAACAAGCAGATGGTGTTGTTAAATTTTATAATGACATGATGGCAGAAAACTTAAAAAGTTTAGATGCTGCTGCTGAAACAGCTCGTGTTGAAAGCGAACAACAACTTCGTAAAGAATTTGGTAGAGCTTTTGAACAAAAGATAACTAAAGCATCTCAATTAGCTAGAGAATATGTTGGAGAAGATGTTCTTAACATGAATTTAGAAAGTGGTGTTAAATTAGGTGATCATCCACAAGTTGTTAAAGCATTTGCTAAATTAGCTGAAATGGTAGGAGAAGATAATTTTGTAGCTCAATCTGGTCCAAACTATTTAACTCCTAATGAAATAGAGAGCGAAATAGCTAAATTACAAGCTCCAGGATCTGCATATTGGAATAAATCTCATCCAAATCACGATAAAGCTGTACAAGAAGTTTTTGCTTTACGACAACAGCTAACTGATGTATAGAGCAAATCATTAGGATAATCTTTTAGACCCTATTGGCATTTGGAAAAGACAAACATCTACGAAGATGTAAAACTCTAGAATAGATCCACATTGTGGAAAATCCATTCGTTTATTTTTAATTAAACTTAACCAATGGAGATGACAATATGTCAAATCAAATAACAACTGCTTTTGTACAGCAGTACAGTTCAAACGTACAAATGCTATCTCAACAAATGGGATCGTATTTAAGAAGCGCTGTGGATGTTGAAACGATTGTTGGTAAGAATGCTTTCTTTGATCAAGTAGGTAAAACTACTGCTGTTCTAAGAACTTCTAGACACGCGGATACACCTCAGATTGATACACCTCACTCAAGAAGACGAGTTAGCTTAGCTGACTATGAGTGGGCTGATCTAATAGACAATCAAGACAAAGTAAGAATGCTAATTGATCCAACTTCTTCTTATGCAAAAGCTGCGGCTGCTGCTATGGGAAGAGCGATGGATGATGTTATCATTTCTGCTTTAGGTGGTACTTCGTACACTGGTGAAACAGGATCTACTTCTGTATCATTACCAGCTGGACAAAAGCCATACTCTGCATCAAACCAAACTACAGGTTTGACTGTTGATAAACTATTAGAAGCTAAAAAAATATTGGACTTAGCAGACGTTGATCCTAGTTTACCTAGATTCTTCGTGTGTGGTCCAACTCAAATTAGCAATCTATTAAATGAAACTGAAGTAACTTCTAGCGACTTTAACACTGTTAAAGCTCTAGCTCAGGGACAATTAGATTCTTTCTTA